ATAAAGGAATTTGCTCAAATTCATCATCAAAATAATAAATTAAAATCGATAATCAGTAACAAAAAATATGAACAAAAAACAATATCATTTTATATTGATAAAAAATGCAAAATTTATGATTGGAACAAAACAGAAAAAAATATTGAAGATCTTCAACACAATACTGAATTTTCACTTTTATTAAAAATCAGTCATTTTTGGGTTAAAGATGGGAAGATTGGTTTATATTGTTCTATTCAGGCATTAAAATATTATCCGTCTATTAGGGATTATGATCTTATTGATTTTGTTGATGAAGAACCACCAGATATTATATTTCATCCCAAATATCCAATTAAAACAGTTTTTCAATGTTTGAATTGTCAATCTCAATTTTGTTATTATGGAAAAAATCCAATTTCACAACATTTACAAACATCACAACATTTACAAACATCACAACATTTACCACCTCCACCACCTCCACCACCACAAATTAAAAAAACAGAAACAAAACAGAATGGTTTTGTACCAAGTGCTTCAGATTTATTGAATCAAATCAATAAATTAAGATCAATTGGGGGAAATACCAAAAAAACCAGTACTATGTAATACCTTACATGTACATACCACATTATTAGTTGAATTATCTTTTATAAATTCAACATATAAATCATTATTTTTTTTATAATAAAATTCTTCATTCAATTTAAAACTATCTTTTAATGAATATGTCTCAGTATTATTACTTGTTATTTCAATTACTGTTATATCAAAACTAGATAAATCAACAAATTTAATTTTATTTGAAATACTTATTAATTCTGTTTCTGAATTATGTTCAATTTTTCTAAATATTTTTTTTGTTTTATCAGTAAAATTAACTTGAAGTTCAAATAAAAATTTTGGTTTTTCGTTTGATGGATAACCATATGATAAACTTTCATTTTTTTTCGGTGAAATATTTATTGGTTCCGAATAAGAAATATAATTTGACATTTTTTATATTATTTCTTATTTTATTATTTTTTAAAATTTTAAGCGAATTTAACCATCATATGAACCTGTTAATATAATTAGATTTGTTGACTTTTGTCTAACATTAAAAATGAAATAACTGTCACAGTTAAATATTGTTTCAATATCTGTTTTATTAGATTCAACATCACCATTTTCATTTAAGGAAAAAAATACATTTTGTTTTAAACTTGAAAATTTTATATTTTCATTAACTATATTTTTAAATTGTTCATCTTTAATTAAATATTCAAAATCAGTTTCACAATTAATACATATTTTAGGTAAATAAATAGAAATATTTACAAATGATGATTGTTTTCTTATTTCATTAATATCAATTTCTCTTAAACAATTTGTTTTTGTCTTATTTTTTAAAATTTCAAATACAAAATCTCCATTTAGAAATGGCAACTCGACAAACTGAATTTTTTGATTATCATAATATTTAAAACTGTTTGTTTGAAACATCATATCAACTTTTGTTTGTCGTCCATCATTTTTCATAAATAATTTTTCAGTTGTTAATAATTTATTAAATTTATTTTCCCAAACACAGTCAAAATAAATATTTTGATAAGCCATACAATTTACTTGTGTGTTTTTTATTAGATTGACATTACATGTTTTAGCAAATGATTCAAAGTTATGTAAAAATTCATATTTTGGATTTACAATAATTGATATAAAAGAATTAATTTGATTTTTAATTTCTCTATTTAATAAAATTAAATTTTCATAAAATTGTATATCAAATTTTTTATTTAAATTATTTTTTGAACCACAATTTAAAATAAATAAAAAATAAGATATATGAAAAGATGAAATTATATGTGTTTTATCATTCGAATTATTTTTACACAATTTATTTATTAAATCTTCCATGTCACGTAAATTTGATTTATTATTGTTTTCACTAATAAATAAATCCATTATTAAATTCATATCAAATATAGATTTAAATATTTATTTTAATATTTTTAATAATTCATGAACGATTTAATAGTAGAAAATAATAATAAATCAAATTTATGTGATGTCCCAAAATTTAAATTATTAATAGAAAATTGTAATACAACACTAACACATCATAATCTAATAGATATTATAGCTAAAAATCAACCTTCATTATTACCTTTATTTTTTGATCAAATTGATTCGAATTACAATAATCTTAAATATTTATTGAATTTTGGAAAAGAATATTATGATTTTACTGATAGTTCTTTTGAATTTATTTTTAATCATGTGAAAAATAAAAAATATGAATTTAATTTTTGGTCTAAAAGTGAAATAAAAAATATATTAATTTATCACATTGTCAACAATAATAATAAAATAATAGAATTGATTATACATAATTGTATTCCTGGATTTCATCATAATTTATTTTCACACAAAGATGACAAAGGAAGAAACATTTTTTTTTAATTATCAATTACAATTACAATATTTTTATTAAATTTGAAAAATTATTTAAACCTTATGAATCTGAATTAATTTTGGACAAAGATAATGATGGTAACTCAATTTTACAATATTTAGTTGTATCAAATAACATTGATAGTTTTGAAAAAATAATTAATTATATCAAAAATAAGAAATTTGAAGAACAAATTATAATAAATAAAAATTATGAGAAACATACATTAATTTTTATTGAAAACCAATCAATTAAACAGATTGTTCTTAATTTTATTTCAAATAAAAAATATGAAAAAGTATTATTATTTGATGATGATTTATTAACAAAACTTAGAATACATGATTACAATTCATTTAAAAATTTCTATGATTTCACAAAATTTGTTAATGATCATGATGATTTCATAAGTAAATATTTAAATAAACTGTATAAAATAATTGACTTTAATAAACTTGATCATTCAACAATTAAATATTTTTTTGAATATTTTAAAAATATGTCTCAAAATGAAAATATAATTGAATTTTTTTCAAAAGATTTTATTTATCATATTTTAATGTTTAAAGATTCGTTAGGATACACAATACCTCTACAAATATTAATGTCAAATAACAAAATATTACAACAAGAATTTATGAATTTTATTATTAATTATAAATTTAAAAAATATATTTATCAACAATCACGAAATCAAATAAATTTTATTACTAGATTTATTATGGGATATTGTGGAGAAAAGAAACAATTTTATTTTGATGATATTAAATCAAATGTTGGTCTAGAAGTTATAAAACAAAAAACAAATAAAGGACATTGTGTCAAAGATCTTTGCCAAAAATATTCCCTTATCCTATGAAAAAATTGAAATAATAATTTTTTAGGAATAATATAATTATATGATGTTCAAACGAATCATTGTTGTTTCAAGACGTGTGACTCATGTCATCAAACCGCAAAATTCAGCTGTAAAGGAAAGAGGTGATACTTTGGAAAAAGAGTGGATCAAAAAAGAAGAAAAAAGAAAACTTGAGGAACAATTGAAAAATCAAGATAAAAATTCACCAAAAAATCAATCATCTAAACAGTAAAAAGTTTTCTTGTTTTAATTTATTCATATCAATAATATCTTGATCATCAATTTTAAAATTTAAATTAATATTTTCTTTAAGATGATTAATATTATTTGTCTTTGGAATGATTTTGAAATTTTGTTGTAAACTCCATTTTAATAAAATTTGTGCTGGTGTTTTTTTATATTTCAATTCAAGTTGTTTTATTAATTTATTTTCAAAAAATTTTTTATTTGATAAACTGGAATGAGCAACAATGTCGATTTTATTATTAAAACAAAAATCAGTTAAACTATCTTTTTGACAAAATGGTGTGATTTCTATTTGATTACAAATTGGTTTGACTGAACAGTTTTCTAAAATATTTTCTATATCTTTTTCATTAAAATTACTTATTCCAATGTTTTTTATAACTTTGGGATAAAAATATTCCAAACATTTATATTGCATAATCATATTTTTGTTTGGATTATGAATCAAAAATAAATCTATATAGTTAGTTTGTAAATTTTCAAATGATTTTTCTATTGATCTTATAATGTCTTTTTCTTTATCATATTTCCATAAAAGTTTGGTTGTTATAAAAATATCATTTCTAAAATTTTTTATTTTATCACCAACAATATGTTCATTTTTATATAATTGTGCTGTATCAATATGTTTATATTCATAATAGTAACTTTGTTCAATCATATCAAAATTATCAAGTTTATATGTTCCGAAACCTATATCTGGTATCATAAGACATTGATATAATAATTTTTTATTTTGTCAATTTTTTCCATAAATTAAAAATATTTTGAACTTGTTTTACATCAGGTCTTGTTTCTAAATTTTCATCAAATATAGCATATAATATTCTATAAACATTTTCAGGCAATTTATCTCTGTAATCAACAATTTTATGTCTCATAGTATGAATTTGTTCATAATAATTATCTTTATGAATCAAAGATTCTTCAATGAACAAATGTAAAATTAATATTCCTAATGACCAAATATCAAATTTTTTAAATTGTTCTTTATTTAATGAAATTAATTCTTTTCTTCCATTTATAAATTCAGGTCCATTATATTGAAATGTTCCGCCAAAACTCGGATATTGATCCTTAATATTTTTGTCCAAGTCAAATGAATGATCAAAATCAATGTATACAATATCTAATTTTTCTGTGATCATAATATTTTCTAATTTTACATCTCCATGCAAAATATTATGATCATGAATAATTGATAGACCATCAATTAATTTTTCAGTGATATTCAATTTTATTTCATTTGACAAATCATAATTAGTTAAATAATCAAATAAATCACAGTGATCAATAAAATCAAATTGAAAATACATTAAATAAGAACCATTCGAATTTTCATAAAAAATATTATGACATTTTATGACACAATCATTTTTTATTTTGTTTAAATTACTGATCTTATCACAAAAAATATTAAGTTTATTGATATCGATTGGGTAAATATTTTTTTTCATTGTAAAATAATTATTTGTTTTTATTTCTTTAACCTTGAAAACACTATTGTCTGACCCCTCAAAAATTAATTTTGAAAAATTAAAAATTTCCTCAATATTATTCACATGTATTGGTTTCATATCATAAAATAAATTAAAAAATCTTTAATTTATCAATTTTTTTTACCAAAGGTTAGATTCAGTCTATGACAATTTTTTTTACCAAAGGTTAGATTCAGTCTATGACAATTTTTTATCGTTTTTAAATAGAAAAATTTTTAATTTATTATTTTAATGATTAATGATCAATTAAAAATATTAACAACTTTTGGTATATCATCCCTACTTGGAATGTGTGTATATATGACTGTACTTCACAATATTTTAAGTAATGTCAATAATAAATTTATGTCAATCATTTTAGTTTTTTTTGTGTTTCTTTTGTTTTGTTACATTGGTATAAAAAACATTATTAAAATAAAGAACACACTATTAAATAAAAAATACGAAAATTTTTCTGATAAAATAATTGTAGAAGGATTAGATTCTCAAAAAAATGATGAAAAAATTATTAATAATGTGTTTGAAACAATTGAAAATCAATTCTTTAAAGCAACAAATTATATGTTTCAAAACAAAGTATCTAAATATACTGTTTATTCTTTTGATTTTTTGAATTTTATAGATCAAAATTTTGAGGATAAAAAAAATATACCATACAAAGGAAAAGTATATAAAGGAGCAAAAAATCTTTTGGAAATTCAAATTCAAGATTTAATAACAATGTTAACAAATAAATATCCAAATTATAAATTTGGATTCAATACTTTTTTAGATTTAACGGTTGAATTAAATAAAAATGATAATGTTAAAACTGACACTAGTTCTGATGTAGAAACTCAAAATGAAATATTAAAATGTGAAATCTGTAAAACTTTTAAAAAAAATACTGTATGTAATTGCGGACATGTATTTTGTAAAAGTTGTACAAAACATTTTGATAATTGCCCATTATGTTCAAAGAGTATAGTTAATAAACACAAAATCTTTTTATAAAAAATTGCTTGTGCTATTTTAATCAAAAATAAAAAAATTGATTATTGTATTATCTAATAATCAATATATTATTATATATGATTAAATATAATTCCACAAAGAAATTTAATGAATGGAGTAAATTAATTAATAACATCAATGAATCTAACATTGATGAAATTGTAGATAAATTTTGTGTTTCACTACAGAAAGATTTAACAGAACAAGTTGTTAGTGATTGTGCAATTAATTGTCCGAGACATGGGGGATCAATTGATAAAAAATATAAACTGGCACATTTAATTGCATTTAAATTGTTTCCAAAAGAAGCAGAAAAAGACAAAAAATGGGCTTATGTTAAATATTCAAAATTAATATCTTTGCTATCTCTAAGATTTAAGACACATATTGAAAAAATTGCAAGGGAACAAGAAGAATTAAAAAAAGTTCAAAAATATAATAGAAAAAATTTTTGTACATTAAAAAACAAACCATTATCAAAACAAATTTTAGAACCAACACCCATGGAAGTATCTGTAGCTCCACTGTCAGAATTAGAACCGTTTTTTGATTTTATGAAATCAAATAAACAAGTTGACGAAGAATATCAACAATTTGTTAGAGGAACCATGTTTAAAGATGGCAGACTTGATATGTGCAAACAAGTTGTTGGAAGTCCATATATTGGTAATTTAATGGATTCCATAAAAAACAATGATAATGTACAACATTTTTTAATGGGAAATAATGTGACTGGTAGAGAAGGATCAAAAAATATTTCTGAATTTATAAAATCAAAACATAATTCTAAAATTGAAACATGGTATTTAGCTGGGTCTGAATTTGGACCAGACGATATTAAATTAATTAGTGATGCATTAAAAAATGATAATGACTGTAAAGCTTTATGGTTGAAAAGAAATCCCATCATGTCAGAAGGGTGTAAATATTTGGGTGAAATGTTGGAACACAATAAAAATATCAAAATTTTAGATTTGCACAATTGTGGAATTTTAAATGAAGGATGCAAATATTTATTCAAAAGTTTAACAAAAAACTCTAGTCTAAAAAATTTATATTTGGATGCCAACGGTATTGACCAGAATGGTATTGATTGTATTTGTGAATATTTTGATTATTTAGTATCGAATAATATTGAAGGAATAACTAGTTTGTGGTTATCAATGAATAGATTATGTGATGAAGGTGTAATAAAATTATCAAATAGTTTGAAAAATTATAGATTTTTGAAACGAATAGATTTGGGATCAAATAGAATTGAAAATTTTGGTGCTAATATTCTTTTCGAAAATTTAGTTGATTTACCAAAATTGAAAATGTTTGGTGTTGGTTGGTATAAATCAACAGCAGACATGGGAGAATTACCAAATAACATAAGTGATGTTGCAATGTTATGTAAATTTATTGAATCCAACAAATCATGCAAAGTAATAAATTTACAAAATAATAATTTGTCAATAGAAAATTTGGAATCTATATTGAATTCACTGAATCATAATAATAATATTGTTTATATTTACTATGAACAATACGGTCTTGATATTCCAAAACACATACATCAAGGATTTAGAAATATATTTGAACAAAATATTAAAATCAATTACAACGTTGACTGTCAATATTTCGTTAGTAATATTTTAAGATACATAAAACATACAAACAGAGTCAAACACATAGATAGTATTTATAGAAATAAAATGTAAATCTATATAAATAATTTTTTATTATTAATAATTATACCATTAATTTTTTCATTAATTTTAAATTCATAAATTTGCCCTTTATTATTGTTTCTCTTTTGTAAAACATTAACATAATCAAAACCATAAACATATTTAATTTTTTTTATTGATTGAATAAAAAAAATATCAACACTAGTTGTTTCAATGTAAATGTTTGATAGTAAATTATCAAAATTAGTCCAACATAAAATAGGATCATAATTATTTGATTCTAAATAAAAGTCATAAAATATATTTAAAATTTTTGGGAGCTGTTGACCTGAAAAACATAAATTTATTTTCCTAGTTTTGTTATCAAGTTGATTAATTTTAAGTTTTAATTTATTATTTGTTTTATTGATATGGTTAAACACAATGGAATATATATAATAGATATTGGTGATAATAAAATATTCAAATTTATATTTGATATCATCATAAACATTATTTTTTATTTTTATTGATAATTGATTCATTAATTCATCAACAATTTTTGAAATAAATGAATTTTTTTTATATGTGTTTTGAAAATTTGTTAAATCTTTCTTATTTTCAATAGAATCATCATTTTCAATTATTTCTAGAATTTTATCATAATAAATTTGAATATTAGTTATAATTTTTCTTATTTCATCAAAATCTATTTGAGACATTTATAATAAGAAGAACAAATAACTTTTTATGTATTATTGGATGGAAGAAAAGAAATGGAAAAAAAAAAATTCTAAACAAAAAATATTTAATGTCAATCAAAAAAATGATTTACAAGCAAAACATAAATGAGACTAAAAAAGAAGACGAAAATATTCAGGTAGAATTTGAAAAAGAAATAAACACTGAAAAAAAAATAAATGATGAAAAAATATATAAAATAGAAGATTTAAATAAAAAAA